GTTTTCTTAGCAGCTTCTCCACGACTAATTGAAATAGTTAATTCTTGATGTAGTGTATTAATCAGAAGTTGTTTATCTCTCCAAATGCGGTCTGAAAACGTGCGATTATCTAAAGTCCACGGTTTGTTAAATAGCGTATTTAACTTACGCTCATCTAGTGCATTAAAAGTAAAACCTACACTAAACCCTTTTTGTATCTCAAAGACTGTTTGATAGTATTGTTCACTGTATATTTCTTTCATCAATTCTGTAAAATCATTAACTCTAGAACCATACAAAACTTCAATATGCTGTTGAATTTGTAGTTTGAGTGCTTCTAATTTAGATATATGAACACGAGCAGAAGCGTTTTCTAGTTGTTTCATCCAACTTTGATCAATTGCATTCTTCTCACCGTAATCGATGTATTCCTCAACAGTCCAATGGAACTCTTTTAACATTTCTTTATCCAGCCACATCTTAGCAGCTGATAAGGTTATTTCATTGTTTGATGATAAACGAGCTTGCCATCTACCTATGTCTTTTTCAATATCTCTAAGAGCAATTGCATAAGCTTTTTCTAACTCTTTTTGATATTCCAGAGCTGATTTATTTGATTGATCTTCTAAATATATAAAACGCTGTTGCCAGTAGTCTCTACTCTTCATCTAAATCACTACTTGGATTGTTATTGAATGTACTTGAATAGTTATCTAACATATTCGCTTGCTCTTCTTGTTCTTCTTTCAAGCGATCTAATTCTTGTTGTGCATCTTTTACCCACGGATGATTTTCTATAATTGTTTGTTGAGAAATGACACCTACTGAAGCTTGAGCCATGTTAACTATTTCTAATTCATTAGTTAATAAAAGCTTATTAAATGTGAATGTAATGTCACGATAATCAAACTCACCTAATTTAGTTAAAGTAACGTATTCTTGAATAAACCACATAAATTCTCTCAAAGCCAGTGTAAACTTACGCTCTAATATGCTTGCTTTCATATCCAGTAACGAATATAAATTATTTAACGCTACACCTGATGGAGCATTACCAATAATATCTGGGCTAGGATTAACCCCTTGACCAAACGCAAATACACTTTCTTTTAACATATCAGTTTGAAGTTTATACGCATTTACTGGAACCTCAATGGTAATAGGTTTAACTGCATTACCTTCTCCACCCTCTAACTTAATTGCCTTATATCGCTTTAAGTTAGCCATGAACTCCGATAAGCTTTCACCTTCATAGCCTACAAGTGCCATAATCACACTTTGCATATCACTTAAGTTATTCTGTGCTTCTGATACTAATTCATCATAGGCATCAATAATTGACTTAGTAAAATGTAGATCAGATAGTTCTTCACTATTGTTAGCAAATTTAATGAAAGGTACTTTGCCCCAGGATAATAATTCACTACCATCAGCACGAGCAAAATGTGGTGCTGGATTAACTTCGACTAACGCATCTAAATATAATTCACCGTTAACCAATTCAAAATAGGTGACGTCATATTCAGTCCATAACTCTAGCTTAGTTATATCTTGTGATAATTGATAAAATCTTATACCTGCTATTAATCGTTGTCTTTTACTATAGTCATAGATTGGTATAAAGTTAGTTGCCGATACGACCATATAATCAAAGTTACCTTCTTCATCAATATAAGGATGTAGCCATTCAAGACCTTTATTACTTGCGCCTTTGATTAGTTCAGGTAACGTATCTTCCCAACGTTCTCCAATAACCTCATGAAGCAATTCAGTATAATTACTATTATCTGAACGACTTCCAAACACCATAGGCTCACCAGTTAAATAAGCTGTCTTTTGGTCTACTAAAATCTTATGAAAGTTATTTACTATTTTCTTGTTAGTCGCTTCATGATCTACAACTTTCACATCATTCTCATATTTAACGATTGTTCGTTTAGTTATATCACTTTCGTTCTCATAATAACGAACACCTTCTAACATCTTACTGGTATTAAAGCTATTGAATATCTCTTTAATGACATCTGTTGTCTTTGGTGCATTCGTCTCTATTATGCGAATTAATTCTTCTGTATGATTTGTTGCTAACATTTTCACACCCCCTATTTCAGAACTTGCATACCTTTCTTCTTACGCATATCTTCTTCAAATGCGTATCTGGTAGCATCTATTGTATGATTGTTTTTATCTTCTAAACGAGCTAACGGATTGCCATCTTTATCCGTTTGATAATCAATGTTTTCAAACTCTTTAGCAATGTTTGGTGTTCGTAATGGATCAATACAAATAAAATCTAAATCATCTAGCCATTCTTCACCATATTCCACGCTATCAGGCCCTTTTTTAACACCGTAAATCTTAGTTATACCTAAATCATTTTTAAGCTCTGCAATTGACTTAGGCTCTGCATTATCTGCTGCCATTCGGTCATTTTGATAACCTTTAGCTTTTAATTTTTCAGCTAACTTTCTATTACTGATTTTCACACCGTATATTTCATCAATAGCATAAATACCATTTTTCTTTTTATCATAATGCCATCTAACATAAGCCAATGGATCCGTAGCATAACCAAAGTCAACACCATTTCGAATGTTATCGAATGACTTTACCATCTCGTCAGTTATACAGCCTTTTTCAACAATAAGATTGCTAAATGGAACTACTCCACTTCCAATAGCTTCACCTAAGTACTCCCAGCGGTAACGTAATTCATTTCTTTGTTTAGCTGCTTCTGCTTCTTGTATGAATTGTTTAGATATAAATGGATTGTCTAAATAAGTTGAATGATGTACATACGTGTTATCAGGTTGGAATGAGCTTTCATATTTCTTGTTTACCCAACTTTGTTTTCTCTTTGGTGGATTGTACGAGTAGAAAAATTTATAAAAAAGACCATCCCCTAGCTCTCCACGAAGCAAAGAGTTAGTGATAGTTGTTATTTCATCTTCTGTTTTAAATTCAGCTAATTCCTCAATCCAGCATATAGCAAAAGGATAATTAGATGATTTTAATGATTTAATACGTTCAGGCTCTTGAGCGCCACGAAATACCATGTAATTCCCTCTAGGAATGTATGTGATACGCATAGGCGATTTGTTTATCTTGAATAGATGCGAGACACCCTGTTCACTAATAGCCCACTTCATTTGCTCAAATATAGATAATTCGATTGTTTCACCAATCTTACGAATACCAACCGCATTAACTGGATAACGCATTAACATTTGTGTGATGATGTGCGCTATGTCTGATGATTTCCCACTACCACGACCACTTTTAGCAACAACATTTAATATGTCATCACATTTAGTAGCCACTTTCCATAATGGATGAAACGCTTTAGGAAGGAATTCAGATAATTTTCTAGCTGTCATTCTATATCATCTACAAACACTGGGATAATATTCGCATTTACTTCTTGTTTATCAGTCCACATTGCATAACGTTTCCCAAGTAGTTCAGCTGCTCTTATTCGTTCTGCTGTTGTTGGTGGCATTTCTTTTTCAATCGCTTGAGCACCTTCACCAATACCAATTAAAGTAGCTGATTCTGTTTCACCTCTAGCGATTGCTGTAAGTAATTCTAAGATTTCTTGTTGATCTGCAACTCTTTTTGATTTTAATTCTTGCATTCGATTATCTATATAAGATTTTATATTAGTATTTTTTAGTAATTTATCTGTATTCTGTGCTGCATACTTCTTACTATAACCGGCTTTTATTGCAGCTTCCGTTGCACTTCCCAACTCAATATAGTAGTCTGCAAATGCTTGTTGTTTTATCGTTAACTTGTGTTCACTCATTTCACCCACCTCTATCTTTGTTTAATCTTTCCGTTAACTTTTTTATAAGTCGGTCTATCAATTCCCATTAGTTCTCTTATATCTTTAGCTGTAAGTTCAGGAGGTTTAAATTTTCTCCGCTTTTTCTTCTTATGCTCTACTGGAACATTAACTTTTAAGTCACGTTTAACATCATCGTTTATTAAGTCTCTTAGCTTTGGCATCTTTAAACCTCCTAATCTCTTTTCTATTGAATAA